AGCGACGGCGTCCACGCCGTCCAGGTGCCCAGCGCCGCGACGCTGGCATCGGTGGCGGCGAGTTGCTCGTAACGGACAGCGTCACCGTTTGTTGTGGCGGCGGCCAGGCCTGTGACCTTGTTGCCGCCCATCGCGATGTTGCCGGCCATCGTGCCGCCTGCCAGCAGGAGCGCCGCGGCGTCGATGTTCGCGAACGTCGACCCGTTGGACACCTGCAGCTTCGACGTCGTCGAGTTGTAGACGACCCGACCCGCTGGCTTCTGCCCTGCTGTCAGCGCCGCGATCTGCGCGGAGGTCAGCGACTCGATGCCGGGCGCCTCGTCGAGACGTTCGGCCAACGCCTGCATGTCGGCGGGCACGTCGTTGGCGTCCGACCCTTCCGGGTACGGCAGCGCCATGACGGTGGTGGTGTCAGCCATCAGGTCTCAACTCCTCGGTGGTGGTCAGGAAAGCCATCGGACGACTTCCCGGTACGCGACATCGGCGATCTGCAAGGTGCCGGAGGTGGTGGGGTGAATGCCGTTGGTCTGCCTGGTCTCGGTGGTCGCCGTATCATTAATAAAAACCGTTGACGAGGTCGGGTAGCCGTACTCGGCGTCGAACTGTGCCGCTGTCGCCGCGAACCGCACCCACGACGAGTACCCCGCCTCATCTGCGATTGACTTCAACGCCAGGTTCATGCCGTACGAATAGCGCAACAGGTCGTAGTACTGGCTGTAGGTTCCAGTGGCCCCATAGTTGGTGCCTAGTCCGCCATTCGGTGACGGCACCTGTAGTCCCAGTAGCGTCACCTTGCAGGACGGGTACTGTGCGTGCAACTTGTCGAGGAACACTTTCGCCGCGGTGACTGTGCTGCTGTACCCGCTGGCCGTCGACGAGTTGGTGACGCTGTTCCATCCCAGAAGGATGATCGCCAGGTCGGGGCCGACCCCGCCGTTGTTGGCGTCGAACCACGCCTTGATGTCGAACTGCCCACCGATCCAGAACGGCGACGACGCGCCCGTGTAGTTACCCCACGTCCACCCGCTGTTGCCGAACCCACCTTGCGTACCGAAGTTGGGGAATGCGTTGGCGCCGGCGAAGTCGAAGTTGGCGAACCCGTGGCCCGCTGGGCTGCCGCCGGACTGGGTGAGCCGTCGGTACACCTCCTCGGGCCACGCCATCGACGACGTGAGACTGTCGCCAACACACATGATCGTCTTCAGGCTGCCGGGGTCGGCGGCAGCCTTCACCGTGACGTTCGTTGATGCGCTGACGATGTTGGCCTGGTCGTCGTCGGTGACCGTGACGGTGAGAACATGACTTCCGACATCGCCGCCGGCGGGGGTGAACTCCCAGAACCGGGGGAAGGTCGACCCGACAGTCGACGTCCACTTCTGCGGCAGTGCGTATGGGTCCGGGTACTCGATCACGCCGCGGGTGAACACCTGCAGCGTGTCACCGACCACCGCGGAGATGTCAGACGGCAGCATCAGGCGGGGAAACCCGACCGCGCGGAACGAACCGCCCATCTCTGCGATCTGGGCCAGCGACAGCGTCATGTCAGCCATCGGCGGCACCTTCCAGAATCGCGTCGAGTTGTGCCAACGACTTCGCGGCCAAGGCTGCGACGTCGGCGAAGTCGGCCGCGCCGACGTTCAGGGTGGATCCGGCGAGCATGTTCCGCAGGAACGCGGCCACGTCAGGGGTCATCACAGGGCCGCCACAGAGACGGCGCCGCCGTTGGCGACACCGAGCCTGTACCGGGTGCCGTCAGGCGAGCGCACGATGATGCCGGTGCCGCTTCCGGTCATCTCCAGCGAACCCGCGATCAGCGTGTTGTGGTTGGCCGTGCCGAGCACGATCTGGTTGTTCGCGGTGGCCTGCGCGCCCGTACCACTGCTGTCGGTCCCGATGCACACAGCGCCCGAGATGGTGCCAGTGGTGCCTGTGTAGCCGGTGTTGCGGCCCAGCGCCAGGTTGCAGTAGCCGGTGGTGAACGCGCGACCTGCGCTCGACCCGAGGGCCGTGTTGTAGAAGCCGGTCGTGAGGCTGAAGTGCGCCGCGTACCCGACCGATGTGTTCTCGTATCCGACCTTCGTCGAGTATTGCGTCGAGGTGCCAACTGCGACGTTTGCGAAACCGGAAACGAGACTATTCATCGAGTAAGCGCCGAGCGCGGCGTTGTTGCCACCCGTGGCCACATTCACAAGCGACTGTGATCCGACCGCTGTGTTCGTGCGCGCGCCCAGTGCGGTCGCCTTTAACGGGACGACGCCCACGAACACGTCGTCCGCGGCTTGCGATACCCGCGCGCCGGCGACTGAAATCGCGACCGTCGCGCTGCGCGCCGTCACCAGCTTCACGCTGATCGCAGTCGCCGTGCCACTTGTGCCGACCACGGTGTGCGACGTGGCGGTGGCCACGAACGAGGTGGCGTTTCCCGCCACAGCCATCGTGGACCCGTCCAGCGTCGCCGCGGTGAGCGTTCCCGATACCGGAGCCACGGCGTAGGTCTGACCGATGGTAAGCCCGGTCAGGTTCTGCGTCAGCGCCACCCCGTCGCCCAGGTCGCTGCCGAGCGTGGCGGACGCCATCGTCGCGTCGGCGATGGAGGCCACACCCGACATCGCGTTGGTCGTGTCAGCCACGACGATGCCGGACGTTTGCAGCGCACCATCCGTGCCGTCGAACCTGGGCAGAGTGTTGTCCGTGCTTGACGTCGGCAGGCCGCTGATCTTGGAGCGGGCGATCGCGGCGCCGGAAGCGACGTTCGCATCTGCGATCTGCGCCCACTTGACACCTTTGTCCTGCGCTGAGTCCGCAACCAGCACGGTGTCGTTCGTGCCGACGGTCAGGTTGTCGTAGGTGTTGTCGGCAGTGCCGACGATCAGGTCGCCTTTGGCGTCGACGGCAGGAAGTGTGGCCCCCTCGATCGCTTCGAAGCGTGCCTTGACAGTCGCGTACGCGCCGGCCGGGTCGGTGCCAAGTTCGGCCTGTACGGCTTCGATGGCGTCACCAAGGTCGTTGTGCATGTCGCGGTGGGTGCGGCCGCCGACGACGTCGGAGGTCTTCTTGTCCGACGCGATGCTGTCGAACGAGTCGAGGCTACCTGGGTAACTACTGGCCACTGTGGGCTCCTAACTGAATCGCAACTCGGTGTAGGTGAGGGCGGACGCGGTCATGTTGCTGTACGTGGTGTAGGCGGTGTCGAGGTCGTCGTACGTGACCGGCGTTGACGACGTCAGGGTGAGGTTCGCCCCGGCTGGCTTCTCCCGTAGCGCAGCAGCCAGCGTGGCGGCAGAGTCGGTGACCTCGGACGAGTCAACCTGGACCTCGATCGCCCACGGATCACCTCCGACGGCGGTGGTGACCTGGCAGAACCGGGTGCCCGACAGGGTCGCCTGCACCGCGGCGCGAATACCTTCGGGGGATCCGTGCGCCTGGGCACCTGCCCGGGACAGGTACCAGCGGGCGCTCGTAGTGTCCAGGCCCGTGACTGGAACGCCCATTAGCCACCCGAGCCACGGCAACCAACCGGCAGGCGCGGTCGTCGGGTTCACAGGTTCGGAGGTTCCGGTGGCCGAGGTGTCGGGGTCGGCGTCGTCGATGAACTTCGCTACGGGGTGTGCGGCGTCCCCGATGGAGGCCATGTAGCGCAGCAGCTCGTCGTTGGTGGCGTCCGCCTCGCGCACGTACTCGGGCAGCAGGTCGAACAGACGCTGCCCTGTGCGGGTGATCGACGACGGCGTGCCGGTGTCGTACACCGGCCACCCGTCGTAAGACAGGTCGGTGTCGTACAGCGATCCGGTGTCGTACAGGTACGCCACAACCGCCTCCTAGGTGATGGTCAGGGTGACGGTGCCGATCACTGCGAACTCGTCGAAGTCCACCGCCGCCGTGGTCGACGGCAACGTCAGCGACGTGACCGAATCAACGCCGGGCACGGCCTCGATGACGGCCTGCACGTCCAACGGTTCGACGTCGGCACCGAACCCGGAGGTCTGCCACGACCACACCGACGCCAGGGCATCTTCGATCGCCGACTCGAGTTCGTCGGTGTCGTAACCGGTGGCTTTGGTGATCGCAGCGGTGACGTTCACCGAAACGGGGGTGGCGTGCTCGACGGTCATCGTGAGGATCGACGCGCACTGCGCCTGCATCGCCGTCTGCAACTCCGACTTCTGGTCGGCAGTGAGGGCGGCGCCGGCGCCGTACACGTACACGGTGAGGAACCCGTCGTCGTCTCCGGGGGAGTTCCCGCCGTCGTGGTCGAACTGGTCGACGGCGACGGCACGCTTCACATACGGCTGCTCCAACGCGTAAGCGGTGAAGTGTTCAGGGACAACCAGCGACGACGTCACTCTGGCGAAACGGGTCGCGGCGCGGGTCAGGAACGCGAGGTCGTCCTCGGGGTCGGCGCCGCCGTTGAGGTCGGTGTACAGCTCGCAGTTCGCCAGATGCGGGACCGCCACCACCGGGTCGCAGGCCGTGCCGGCGACGATGCTGTTGAGGTAGCCGCCGGTGTCCGTGGTGGCGACAGCGACATCGACCGTGGTGCCCGTGACGGTCACGGTTTCGGTGGCGATCAGCATCGAGTCGGCGTCCTCGAGGCGGAACAGGGTGCCTTCGTCGATGGTGACGGTCTGCGAGCCGGTCAACGTCAGACGCACCGTGCCGGTCGCCGGGGTGCCTTCGTCGCGGGTGACGCCGTACAGGTTGATGACACCTTCGACCAGGGCGCCGAGGGTGCGGTTGGCGGCGTAGATCAGGTCAGACATGCCGACCGCGCACGCCTCCATGATCACCGTTTCGAGCGCCCCGTTGCGTGGCTCCCACTGCGGCAGTCGCGACTCCGCGAGTGCCAGCATCGAGTCGAACACGGCCTGCGGGTCGCGGTCGTCAACGCTGACGCCGAGGTAGGTGGAGTCCAGGTCACGCAGCGCCATTAGAGACTCTCCTCATCATCGGTGTCACTCCAGTCGACGTCGATCGCCACGGCCACGGTGTTGTCGTTCGACTCGGCCACCTCCACGCGGGTGACCAGCAGCGCCGGTTCGGCATACCCGACGATGGCCCTGATCTCGTCAGGGTTGATTCTGGTGCCGGTGGGATCCACCAACCCCCACAGCGGCGCCAGGGGGCGCTCACCTGCCTCGCAGGACACGATGTGGCCGCAGCATTCGGCGGCGTGCCGGGCACTGCCCTGCTCGATGGTGACCGCGGCCCCGTTGGAGTCGACGCGGAACGGGTGCGCAAGCGTGACAGACATGAGGCCTCTCTTACGTTGTCGAGTCCGTGATCAGTCCGAGCCCCTCAAGTGCGGTGAGTAGGCTCGCAAGCGCCGCGTTGCCACTCCTGGATCCGGTGATGTCCGGTGCCGTGTCGAACGTGACGATCCGATGGTTGGTTCCCGATGATGAGTTGTTCACCGCGGTAGTGCAGTCAGTGATTGCGTTGCCTGACAGGTATACGTAGTCCGACGAACCGGACTGCAACTTGACGCCGTTGACGAAGCCCTTGATTCGGTTCGACACGATGTCCAGGCCTGTCGTCACCGTGGCATTCACTGAAACACCGTTGGCGACCCCGGCACCTTCGATCTTGTTGGCGCTCATCGTCCAGCCGTTCGACTCGACGATGATCGCGTTGTTGCCTGAAGCGTTGTCCTGCACTACATGGTTGCCAACCATTAATCCGTCGACCGCCGAGCCGCCAGACTCGCCGAGTCGCACAACGGTAAGCGCGTCAGATGAGGTGATGACATTGCCGACCAGTGACACATCGTCCATCCCGACGATCATCATCTCCCGGTCGGCGCCACTCGCTGACCAGCCAAGGACACAGCCCGAAACGGTGACGTCACTGCCGGAGGTCTGCGGCGACTGAATTGGCCACGACACGTTCAACGCGGCCAACTCGTTCCCCGTCGCGTAGCAGCCCGTCACTGTGGCGCCCGATTGTCGAATCGAGAACCCTGTCCCACCGCCGCCTCGAACTCCGTTTTCGATCGCGTGGCACCCCGTTACCACTGCACCCCGTTCGGACTCCCCGAGGAGGTAGTAGCCGTGCTCCCACGAATCCCTCGCCAGGCAATTCGTCAGAGTCAGATTCGCGCACGCATAGGCGTACAGGCCGGCGCCGTGGCCCGCCGAGCCGCAGCCGTCCATCACGACACGGTGAACAGTCAGGTCGCCCGCACTCTCGGCCCAGATCCCGTGGTTGGTCGAGCCGGTCACGGAAACGTCAAGCAGCGTCACCCCCGATGCTGCCACCTTGATCCCAAAGGCGGCCCCGCCGTCACCGTCGACGGCAAGCCCCCTGACTGTCACACCGGCACCGGACACGGACAGCAACGGGCTGGCGGTACTGCCAGAGGCGACAATCGTCGCACCGTACCCGACGAGCGTCACCCCGGCGGTGGAGGCAGTCACCGGTGCGCACACGTATGTCCCGGGCGGGAACACAACAGTGGAGCCTGCAGTTGCCGCGTCCAAGGCGGCCTGCACGGCCGCCGAATCAACGGTGGTGCCGTCACCCTTCGCCCCGAACGCAGCAACACTGACCGCCCCGTCCTGTCCCGGGGCCGCACCGACAACAACCTGCTCACCGTCGTCGGTCGAAGCCACCAGCACGGTGGTCCCCGCCGCGACGGTGGACAGAGCCTTGTACGGCCCGCGCAGCACACCGCGGGATCCGGGCATTGTCACGTACACGCCGTTGTCGTCGACGGAGTCGACCAGGCCGAGTGTGATCATGTCAGTACCAGTTGTTCGCTTGGAAGAATGCCCACGCCCGTTTCGGCCCGCCGTAGCGTCCCTTGATGTAGTCCAGCCCCCATCGGATCTGCGTCTCCGGGTTCGTGCGCCAGTCGTTGCCGGCGGCGGCCATCTTCGATCCGGGCAGCGACTGCGGAATGCCGTACGCCCCCGAGGACGGGTTCTCGGCCCGGTAGTTCCAGCCCGACTCCCGCGTCCACAAGTTCTCCAGCGCGTTCCACTGTTCGTCGGAACCCCAGCCGTACTTCGGCTTGGCCATCTCCTGGCGGGCGAACCACTTCGCGTACTTCACGCTGGTCTTGTCCCGCGTCGGCGGGGTGTCGTTGCGGGTCGCGGACGAGGTCGACTTCGTGCCGGCGTCCGATGCCGGTTTCGACGGCACCGACACCTGCACCTCGACAGCGGAGATCCCGTCGGTGGCTGCGGTGACCTGCTCGACGAGGTAGACGCCGTCCCAGCGGCCCAGGCCGGACAGTTGGATGCAGTGCCACGGCTGCAGCTGCGCGCCGCGGTTCCACGGCAACACGATCGTGCCGACAGCCTCGTTGTCCGGGTCGTCAGCGGTCTGCGACATGGTCACGTCCAGGGCGTCGGTGCGTGGCGAGTCACCCCAGGTAACCTCCCACAGCGGCGTCTTCGCGCCACCGGCCCACGCCCAATGCCTGGATCCGAACAGCACCACACCGCCGAACTCGCACCACGACCAGCCCAGGTCCGATGCCAGCGACGACAGCATGTCCCACTCGGTGACCGCGTCGCCCTGGCTGATCTCGCCGCGCTTGTTCGACTTCTGCACGATCGCCGTGCCGCCGGCACCCTGCACGGTCTCCTTCACCCACGTCGACGGGGACACGTTGCGGCTGCTGCGGACCTTCACACGGCGGCGTAGACGCTTCGCCAGGATCGACCTGGCGGCGATCGTCACCTGCGACGACGCCGCGGCGACATCGACGGTGGAGATGTCCCAGTACGAGGTCAGCCCGCCGAACTGCCACTTCACCGTCGACCCGATGTTCGCCAGTGCCGACTTCGCGATCGCCAGTTCGGGGTCGTGCGACACCAGCGTCAACTGCGCCACCGACTCCGTACCGGCATCGAGCTGCACCGAGTCGATCAGTTGCATCACCGACGCGCCGACGTCCCGGCCCAACAGCGACAGGTCACCGGAGCCGATGAACGGCATCGACAGCCCGGAGTCCGGCTGACGGTTCTGCGGCTTCGGCAGCGGGTACACCCTGTCCGAACTACCCACACCACCGAGGTCACCGGCGGTGTAGTCCGGGTTGGCGTTGTTCGCGCCGTTGCTGACACCGGAGCCCAGCAGCGCCGGGGAGATCCAGCCGATGTACCCGGAGCGTTGCTGCGCCAGCGACTTCACCACGACGGTGTAGCCGCCCCAGTTGTTGACCGTGTTCCCGTTGCCGTCGGCCACCGCGATGTGGCCGTCCTCGCCGCCACCGGCCGGCGGACCCCACAGGCAGATCGCGCCACGCGGCGGCGGGGTCTGGCTCGCCTTGCCGCGCATCGCCCGGGCCACATCCGCGGCCTGGTCGTACGCACCACCGACGAACCGAGGTGTACCACCGATCGAGCGGAACACGTCGTTGACGTTGCCAAGGCAGCGGCGGTGCACCGGCGACCCGTTGATCGTGGACTTCCCGATGTGGCGTTCCATCGCCCGGGCCATCGACTCGGACAGTGCGTTCGGCGCCGGGTTCTTGGCCGAGGAGAAGGACACAGCCACCGCTACACCTCCCGGGCGTTCTTCTTCGGCGTCAGATCAGGACGGA